ATAAAAGAGAAGAAGAAGTTCAAAAGAAAAGAATAACAGATGGACAAACTGCTTACTCTAATGCATACAACTTGCAAATACAAGCAATGGAGAATGCAAGTGCAGCAGCTAAAACACAGCAAGAAGTTGATGATGATGAAGTTGCAAGATTATTTGGATTAGAAGAAAAAAAACTTGGTGTACAAATTGAAGCTAATAATAAAAAAATAATAGAACAAAAAGCATTTAATGCATTAGTAGTACAAGCAGAAGAAGATTTACAAGATGCTAAATTTGGTGCAGCAAGTGCAGGATTAAATCTATTAGGTTCTTTGGTAGGACAAAATGAAAAGATAGCTAACGCAATATTTATAGCAGATAAGGCTATGGCGGTAGCTAAAATTGTAGTAGACACAATAAAAGAGATTTCAGCTAATAGTGCTTGGGGTGCTACATTAGGTCCGGCGGGTATTGCATATGCAACTACAAGAAATACTATTGCTAAGATTAGAGCAGCTACAGGTATAGCTACTATTGCTGCAACAACTATATCTAAGTTTAAAGGAGGTTCAACAGCAGCTAACTTTGGTAGTGGTGGTGCTATTTCTGCAAGTGGTGTGCCGATAGTTCCACAACAAAATCAAATGCAGACAACTAATATAAGCCAACAAAGCATTAATGATTTAGGAAATCAAGCTATTAAAGCCTACGTAGTTGAAACAGATGTTACTTCTTCACAGCAGAGAATAGCAGCTATACAACAAAGAGCAAGGTTTAATTGATAATATAAACAAATTAAAACATTTATAAGGTATGGAACTTCCTATTTACGAATTAATGATTAGCGAAGATGTCAATGATGATGCAGAAGTTAGCTTCGTGGCAATGGTTGAAAGACCTGCCATACAGCGTAATTGGAATGCGTTTAAAGAAAAAGTTAAATTTGAAATCATCTCTGAAGAAAAGCGTATTATTTCTGGTCCTCTTATGTTGGCTAATACTCCAATTTTTAGGAGTGATGATGTCCTTGGCGATTATTACGTTACTTTTTCTAAAGATACTATTCTCAAAATTGCTCAGAAGTTTTTTAAGAAAGGTTACCAAGCGAATGTAAACGTAGAGCATAACCCAGATTATAAGGTAGAAGATATGGTTATGTTTGAATCTTTTATTTCAGATAGTTCAAGGGGCATAGCACCAATGAAAGGATTTGAAGATGCACCAGAGGGTTCGTGGTTTGGTAGCTTTAAAGTAGATTCTGACGATGCTTGGGAGAAGGTTAAAAGCGGAGAAGTAAAAGGATTTAGTGTTGAGGGTGTGTTTGAATACGCAAAGCAAAAGAATAAAGACCAACAGTTGTTAGAAAGTATTTATAATATCCTTTCATCTGTTAAGTGATAAACTAATTAATTAATAAACATTTAAAACAAAAGTATGAATCCAAAAGAAGCGATACTAAAAATTAAGGCACTCTTTGAAGAAGTGCCAATGGACAAGAAACCAGAAGAAGTTATCGAAGAAGGCAAAGTCGAGATGGCTGAATATTCTTTGATTGATGGAACTAAGGTTATGATTTCTGCCCTTGAAGTAGGTGGAGAAGTTGTACTTGAAGATGGTACTGCTGCACCAGATGCTGAACACGAACTTGCTGATGGTAGCAAAATAGTTACTGTTGGTGGTATCATCACAGAATTTAAACCTAAAGAAGATGCTATTGAAGTGGAAATTGAAGCAGGTAAAAAGCCTGAAGATATGGAAGCTGAATTTAACGCTAAGTTTGAAGCATTGATGGCGGAGAAAGTTGCACTTGAAAATAGACTTGCAGCAATCGAAGCTAAAACTAAAGATGGTTTTTCACAAGTGGTTGAGTTGATTGAAGCTATGAGTAAAGTACCTTCATCTAACCCGATTGAAAAGCCACAGTCTTATAAGTTTGAAGATTCAAAAGACATCAAACTTGATAGGATTAATAAATATCGTAACGCAATTTTAAACAATAAAAACTAAATAAAATGGCATTTAATGTATCTTCATTGGCTGACTATACAGAACAAAACGAAGCATTGCTCGTTACTTCTTCTGTACTTGGTGCTAAGACTGCTTCTCTTATTAAGAGTGCAGGTAACGTAATGGTAGGAGTTAAATCTTCTGAAACCATTAATATTATGGACACCGATGCTTTTTTTCAAGCAGGTGGTACTTGCGGATTTAACGCATCTGGTACAACTTCATTCACACAGCGTACTGTAACTGTAGGTAAGATTGCAGTTATGGAAGCTATCTGTCCTGCTGACCTTGAAGCGAAGTACTTGCAAAAAGCACTTCCTACCGGTTCTATGTATGACAGCATTCCTTTTGAGCAAGAATTTTCTGAAAAGAAAGCTAAGAGAATTGCATCTCAAATTGAAATTGCACTATGGAATGGTAACACAGGTTCTGCAAATGGTAACCTAAACAAGTTCAACGGATTGATTAAGTTGATTGCTGATGCATCTGCTTCTGTAGCTGCTAACGATGCTGCTTATATCTCTGGTGGACCTGTAGCTTCAATCACTGCTGCTAACGTAATCGCAGTATTTGATGCAGTTTACAAGGCTATCCCTTCAGCAGTTGTTGCTGAAGATGATATGACTATCTTCTGTGGTCAAGACCTTTTCAGAACTTACACTATTGCTCTTAAAAATGCAAATCAGTTCCATTACTCTATTGATGTAAAAGCTGATTCTGAATTTGTACTTCCGGGTACACTTATTAAAGTAGTAGCTGTTCAAGGTCTTAACGGAACTAACAAAGTTTATGCTTTGAGATTGAGCAATATGTTCTTGGGAACTGACTTGCTTAACGAAGAAGAAAAGTTTGAGTTGTTCTATGCTAAAGAAGCTGACATCGTAAGGTTTGTATGCAAATTTAAAATTGGCGTAAACATAGCCTTCCCGGATGAGATTGCTTTCTTCGCACTTTAATTAATAATGGGGGTGTAAAAAGCCCCCTTTAAATATACAACTATGGCTTGTGCTTTAACTCAAAATTACGTCTTAGACTGTAAAGATTCTTTAGGTGGTATCACCGAAGTTTACTTTATTGCATCAGCAGATGTAACATCTTATACAGAAGCAAGTGGTGTTATTACTGCACTTGTTAAAGGTTCTGGAAAAAGATTTTACAAATATGAATTAGTTAAAGGTACTTCAAGTTTTGTTGAGAATATTAATGCTTCTGTTGAGAATGGAACTATATTTTATCAACAAGAACTAACAATTATTTTAAACAAACTTCAAGCTAATACAAGGAATGAAATCCTTTTGTTAGCGAAGAATCTTTTAGATGTTGTCGCTAAAGATAACAACGGCAAGTATTGGTTTCTTGGTCTTAAAAGAGGTCTTGACATTACAGCAGGTTCATCACAGAGTGGTGCTGCTGAAGGCGATAGAAGCGGTTACACTTTAACCTTTACAGGTAAAGAAGATGCCCTTGCACCAGAGGTAAATTCTACTGTTGCTGCAGCCTTACAAACTCCGGGTTCTTAGTGGTTAAATGAATTATGTGGATGCCCTGCCTTTATGGTGGGGCATTTTTGTTAAATTCCATCAATAAGAACATTTATAAGTGTGATACAACTAATCAAAGGAACTACTGCAAATGTTATTTTAACTCTTACAGAAAAGCAGTTATTATCTGCACCTAACTATTTATTTGTGTTTACGAATAGGACTACTAACTATGATGTTAAATTTATATTGACCAATGCTAAAGATTTATCATTGTATAAAGAAAGGTTTAATAAGTTTAGTATAAAGGTAGATTCTTACTTTTCGACAAAGCTAAATGGACAATGGGGTTATTCTGTATATGAGCAAACAAGTACACAGAACACAGATGTAACAGGACTTAATTTGTTAGAAAGTGGTGTAATGATATTAAGCGAACCGGAAACTATTTATACAGAATATAGTCCTTCTGATAAATTTAAAATAAGACAATGAACAACTTTTTCGTAGTACAATTTGCTGAAGCAAAACAGCCTGAATATATTGAAAAGAGGGGCGAAGGATATATACAGTACGGACACAGGAACGACTACCCAAATTATTTGGTAGAACTTTACAACAAGTCTGGTAAGCACCAATCTATTATTAAATCTAAAGTTCATTACATTACAGGTAATGGATGGAAGGGTGCAGAAGGGTTCGTTAATAACCCTAATAGAAGCGAAAATTTAGATGATGTTACAAGAAAGGTATCTTTGGATATTGAAATATTCGGAGGTGCTTATTTAGAGATTATATGGTCTACAAGTGGCAAGATAGCAGAGGTGTGGCATTGTGATTATACTAAGTTCAGAACGAATAAAGACAACACACAGTTCTGGTATAAAAAAGATTGGAAAGATGCTAAAGAAAAATATGAGGTTTACCCTGCTTTTGAACCAAGAAACCCAACAGGTAAACAGATATTGTATCTAAAAGAGTATCGTCCTAATATGGAAACCTACACCTTACCGGGTTATTTCGGTGGGTTAAATTATGTTGAATCAGATATAGAAGTATCTAAACATATTTTAGGTAATGCCAAGACAGGATTTAGTGCAAGTAAGTTAATTACACTACCCAATGGCGAACCTTCTCCGGATGAACAGACTGTAATACATAAGAAGTTTAAAAATACATATACAGGTGCAGATGGTATAAAGTATATGTTAGCTTTTGTTAACGATGCTTCAAGAAAACCAATCGTTGATGATTTAGGGCAAAGTGATTTGACTAAAGAAGATTTTAGTAATGTAGATACTATCATCCAGACTAACATATTTTCTGCACATCAGATTACTACTCCTTCAATTTTTGGTATTGCACAGGCAGGAAGTCTTGGCAGTCGTAGTGAAATGCGTGATGGGTACGAGATATTTAAAAATACTTACGTTAATAGTAAGCAAATGTTCTTGGAAGCTAACTTTAATATGTTAGCAGGATATGCCGGATATGAAGAAGATTTAAAACTAATACCTACAGAACCTATAGGAATTGATTTGTCTGAAGCTGTACTATTGCAGATAATGAGTAAAGATGAACTAAGGGATAAAGTAGGACTTCCACAAATAGAAGTTAAAGAAACTGCAAGTAATCAAGATATCATTGATGCTATTAATAGCCTTTCTCCTTTGGTTGCTACTAAGGTTATGAATACCCTTACAATTAATGAGTTAAGAAGTTTAATAGCATTAGCACCAAAAGAAGGTGGCGAAGGTATAGAATCAACAGATGTAGCTGTAGAGATGTCAGAGCAATTTAATTTTGCAGACCTTGATGGATTTGGAGATAGTAAAGA